GAAGGAGAACCGGCTTGAACTGCTGGAAATCGAAACCGCCCGGCAGGCGATTGACGAACTTGACCGCATACGGCGCGAAAAGGGGATCAGCCAAATGAGCATGGCAGAGCGGTTGAATGACCCGGATGCTGGTATGCGCTGGTCGCGGATGTACGGCAGCGGAAACGCCCGGATTTCGTACATCATCAAAGCCGCCAGAGAATTAGGGGTACGAGTGTACTTCAGCAAATGGGGGGAGCGCGACCCGTGAAGAAAGAAAAGGGTATCTTTTTGCCGATGCTGGCAATATCGTTCATCGTCCTGCGGCTGTGCAACGTGATCCTGTGGCCCTGGGTGTGGGTGCTGTGCCCCATCTGGGGGCCGTGGGCGATAGCGCTTTTTGTAGCCGTATGGGTGGCAATCAGGAGGGAGGAAAAGAAGCATGGCAGTGCCAGGAATTAACGTGGATGTAAACCTTGACTTGAAACTGAGCGACACAACCATAGACAGGGCCTTGATTATTCTGGATTGGTATTTGGCCGATCACCCGGACAAAACGATTGTTGTTAAGCAGGAGGGTCATCTGCGTGTGTGCCTTATTGCGGAGAGGGAGGAAAAGCATAGTGAAGAAGAATGAGCCTGTCGAACTTGAAATCGTGTACCTTGACCCGCATGAATTAACACCGTATGAGAACAACACGCGCAAGCACAGCCCGGAGGATATTGACCAAATCAAGGCCAGCATAGAAGCTGACGGCTTCAACGACCCTATAGGTATCTGGGGCGAAAAGAACCTGATTGTAGAGGGCCACGGGCGGCAGATTGCGGCAATCGAAATGGGGCTTGATAAAATCCCCTGCATACGCCTTGACCATATGAACGAAACACAGCGCAGGGACTACGCGATAAGGCACAACCGCACCGCCGAATTGTCAGGATGGGATTTCGCAAAGCTGGAAGAAGAAATCGCAGCGCTGGAAATTGAGGGTGTGAATTTGAGCGGGCTGAACTTTGATGTACTGATTGGGGGGGGCAATCCCATTCCTGACAATCTGGATGCAGAAGAAGATTATAATTCATCTGCCCCCATAGCTGGGAAATTCACATTCGGCAACTATGTGGAATACGCACAGCACGAACAAGCATTAAAAGATTTTGCTGAAGAAATCGGAGCAGAATATTCGGTGGTCAAGGCATGATCACGCTGAAACGGGCAACGCCTGAAGCTGTGCGGTATGCGTGTTTGAATTTCCACTATGCAAAAACAGTTCCTTCTTCAAGTTATGCTTACAATGTTTACAATGATGATGTATGGTGTGGCTGTATTGTATATGGATGTGGTGCGAATCATTATATAGCGGCACCGTTTGGAATGAAAAACGGTGAAGTTTTTGAACTGGTAAGAGTAGCCCTTAACGGAAAGCAGACTTGCACTTCTGAATGTGTTGCTGCTTCATTGCACCAGCTCCATAAGGATGCACCACAATTAAAAATCATTGTAAGCTATGCAGATGCAGACCAGGAACATTATGGGATAATCTATCAAGCAACAAACTGGATTTACCTCGGGTTGACAGACAAGGGTGATACTCCAGCATTTATTGTTCATGGGAAAAGGATGCACAGAAAATCATGTCATTCCCGTGGATGGATTCAAAATGAACAATGGCTTCGGGAACATGTTGACCCAAAGGCCAAGGCATTAGTAACAAAGGGCAAACGCAAATATATCTTTGTGTTTGATAAAAAACTCCGTAAGGAATGGCAAAAGAAAGCACTTCCTTACCCGAAAAAGGGCGAATAATCGCCCGTATGCGGTTTTAGTTCAATGGTAGAACAGCTTTCAACCCTGAAAGAAAATGGCGGTTCAATTCCGACCAAACCGCTCCAATAAAGATTTATCGGGGGTGATACCCATTGCAGGGCGTAAAGGCAAATATGAAGAATGGCTCACCGAGGACGGGCTGACAACTATTGAAGGGTGGGCTCGTGACGGCCTGACAGATGCGCAGATTGCATCGAATATCGGCATACACATTTCAACACTGTGCGAATGGAAGAACCAGTTTCCCAAATTTTCCGAAGCAATAAAAAAGGGCAAGGCTCCCGTTGACATTCAGGTTGAAAATGCGCTGCTGAAACGGGCGCTTGGCTATGAGTACGAGGAAACGACAACGGAGATTATCGAGAACCCGGACGGCTCAAAGCGGAAGCACATCAAGAAAGTAACTAAAATGGTCCTTCCTGATACGCTTGCTCAGATATTCTGGCTCAAAAACCGTAGGCCTGAAAGATGGCGCGATAAACCTACGGTTGAGGATACTTCCACGTTTGATAAGCTTGATAAATTGTTAGAGGTTGGCTGGAATGCTGCACACACCGAAACAAGCTGAGTATTTGCGGGAAGCGACCCACCGCTGGAACATGAAAGGCGGCGCTACCCGAAGCGGGAAAACGTATCTGGATTATCGCTGGGTGATCCCGAAGCGCATCCGGGAACGGAAGGACAAAGAAGGGCTGACCGTGATCCTGGGTGTGACCAAGGCCACGATTGAAAGAAACGTGCTGGAGCCGATGCGCAGGATATACGGTGATTCGCTTGTCGGGTACATCGGCAGCGACAACACCATGAAGCTGTTCGGGGAAAAAGTGTATGCGCTGGGCGCTGAAAAGCTTTCTCAGGTAAGCAAGCTGCGCGGTTCTTCCATCAAGTATTGCTACGGGGACGAGGTAGCGGACTGGAGCGAGGACGTTTTCAATCTGCTGAAAAGCCGCCTGGACAAAAGCTATTCGCTGTTCGACGGCACGTTCAACCCGAAGGACCCGCTGCACTGGCTGAAACAGTTCATCGATTCGGACGCGGATGTGTACTACCAAACGTACAGCATTGATGATAACCCGTTCCTTGACCCGGTATTCGTTTCCGAACTGAAAAAGGAATACGCGGGGACGGTGCTGTATGACCGCTATATTCTGGGCTTATGGGCCGCTTCTGAGGGCGCATTGTTCACAGTATACCCACAGTATACGGATGACGAAACGCTGTTATATAACGGCATAGCGCACATTGACGCGGCCTTCGGCGGCGCTGACAGCACAGCGTTTACATGCGCCAGAAGGGACGGGGACAAGCTGTATATGTTCGGCAAGCTGCGGAACCAGCATATTGACACGCTGATGGGAAGCTTTGCCGATGACACCCACCGATTGCGCTGTTCGCCGATCTACCTTGAAAAGAACGCGGACAAGGGCTTTGTAGGCAAGGAATTTATGCGGATGGGCGAACAGGTTCGGGTGTACGATGAAATGCAGAACAAGTTTTTCAAGATTGCCACGTACCTGCGCAAATGGTGGCCGAACATCGTTTTCCTGCGCGGGACGGACAAGAAATATATAGAGCAGATTATGGCGTACAATGAAGCGGCTGAACATGATGACGCGCCCGACAGCGCGGCGTGCATCTGTAGGATATATGACCGGCGAAGCGGCACGGATTATCATTCTGTTTTTGGGGGTGTGTTGAGTTGAAAACGTATCAGGATTTTGAAAAAGCGCCGGATGTGATTCAGTTCATTTGCGCGGCGATCAATGACCACCGGCAAAGCGACAAATACAAAACTGCCGTGATTGCGGACGAGTACGAACGGCAGCAGAATACCACCATCCGGCAGTTTGTAAAATACCTGTATGACGAAATGGGCCGGAAAGCGGTTGATTTTACATCCAGCAATAACAAGCTGTGCAACAATTTCTTCCATCGGCTAAACAAGCAGCGCTGTTCCTATCTGCTGGGCAACGGCATTGAGTTCACGGAGGACGGTACCAAAAAAAAGCTGGGGAAGGATTTCGATACGGATTTGTACCACGGTGCCTATTACGCGCTGATACACGGCGAATGCTATTTGTTCTGGAACAAGGACAGGCTGCACGTTTTCCCGGTGACGGAGTTCTGTCCGCTGTACGATGAGGAAACTGGCCGTTTACGCGCTGGCATCCGGTTCTGGTCGCTGGATTGGGGAAACAGGCCCGTTGATGTGGTGCTGTACACCGAAGACGGCTACACCCGGTACAGGACGAAGCCCGAAAGCAAGGGCCTTGATTTGATGGAATACACGAAGCAGCGGGCCTACAAGCAGCGGGTGGCGATCAGCGTAGCGGACGGGGAAGAAGTGGTGGGCGAAAGCAATTACGGCTCCCTGCCCATCGTGCCGATTTACGGGAACCGGAACAAGCAAAGCACGCTGATTGGGATGCGGGACAAGCTGGACAGCTATGACATGATCCAGAGCGGGTTCGCCAACGATTTGCAGGACTGCGCGGAAATATACTGGATTGTCAGCAACGGCATGGGCATGAGCAACGGCGATTTGGCAAAGTTCCGGGATCGGCTGAAGCTTCAGCATATTGCGGTGGCCGATATGGACGGGAGCGATGCGAAGCCCTACGCGCAGGATATACCGTTTGAAGCCCGGAAAGCGTTCCTGGAGAACATCCGCAACAGTATTTTTGAGGATTTCGGCGCTTTGGATGTGCATACCATTTCGGCTGGAACCACCAACGACCATATAGACGCGGCATACCAGCCCGTGGACGAAGAAGCGGACGATTTCGAATACCAGGTCATTCAGGCCGTGCGGCAGATATTGGCGCTGATTGGCATTGACGATGTGCCGCAGTTCAAGCGGAATCGGATCAGCAACCAGAAAGAGCAAACGGAAATGGTGATGAGTACGGCAGATGTGATTGATCCCGAAACCATTATCGAAAAGCTGCCTTGGATCACGGTGGACGAGAAAGAAGAAGTCCTGAAACGGATGGATGCTGAAAAGCTGGCTGACAAGCGCAATATGGAAAAGTGGAAAGAGGCCATGAACGATGAGGACGGGGAAAACGGAACGGAAGATAGACGCAATGACGGAGATAACGGCGGTTGACATAGAAACCGCGTATGATGAAGCGTTTACCAAAGCCATGCGCAAAAACCGGGAAACGCTGAAACAGATGCAGGCGATTATGGACGGAGAGCAAAAGCCGCCCCGTTATTGCGTGACGGAAAAGCAGAAAGAGCGCTGGAAAGAAAAAATGCTCATGAAGCTTCTGAACGATTCCGGCATTGCTGAAAGCTTCGCCGCTGAGATCGCCTCTGCCGGGAACAAATGCGTTTCCAACATCAAGCGTTTCGGCCTGAACGTGTACGAAACTGCCTACAAAGGTACGATGGATAAGTTGAAAGGGTGATACCGTGGCTGATTATACCGGCATGAGTTGGGCCGAGTTGGAAAAGCTGATGTACGGCCACGGGAAGAACTTTGACAAAATCGCCTTTGACAGGCTGGGCAACGGGAAAGGCACCGCCAAGAAATTGCGTCAGGCGTTTACAACATCCTTCAAGAAGGGCGAAACCTTTGACCAGCTTGTAAAGCGCATCCAGAAGGTAACAGGCGCGGAAACGAACGATGCCAAGCGTATAGCCCGAACAGAATCCACACGCATTGAATCCATTGCCAAGGATGAAGCGGCGCACGATTACGTGAAAGAAACCGGGAAACAAGTGTGGAAAATCTGGTTCTGTTCCTTCCGCAATTCCCGCGATTCTCATATGGCCCTTCATATGGAAACGGTGCCGTTGGATGATGATTTTCAGGCATTCGGCGGGCCGATGGCCTATCCGGGGGACGGCTCCCGCGTAGGGCCGGAGGAAATCTGCAATTGCCAATGCTGGATGGAAATTTCAAAGGAGTGATTGCATGAAACCTTCATTCCAATTTTCTGTAAAAAATGATTTGGTCACCGTCAATTCAAAGGTGGAGCAGAACCTTTCCGCCGTATCTGAAACGCTTCGGGAGAAATCTATTGAATGGATTCAGGAAAAAATCCTTTACGGCTACCATGATCCCCACGGCCCGGACGGGCATACCGAAATCGTTGATACCGGGGCCACTTTTGAAAGCACCGATGCCCGCATCAAGCGTGATTCCAAGAACACATTCACGATCAGCGCGGGCGTAACGCCCGGTTATGCCGTATTCGTCCATAATGGCACCCGCAAGCTGAAAGGCCGTCCGTTTGTGCGGGATGCCATGATAGAGCATACCAACACCGTGAAGGATATTCTCGAAAGCGGCGTAGGGAACGGCATGGATTAAATCAATATCAATCATCCGCGCTCGGTTTATCCGGGCGTTTTTTTATTATAAAGTTCGCTCAATTTTGAAAATTTAACATTTTTGTAGGTGCGGGCTGAAAAAGGATGCGTGAAAATGATTGTACGAGGGCGAAGCACAGCCCCGAAAAAACAAAGCGCGAAGCACCGCGCCCCGAAGCAATGGGAGGTAATTTCAATGAGTTTTTCTCGCTCTTTCCTCAAATCCATCGGCCTGACCGAAGAACAGGTGACGGCTGTGATGGATGAACACATCGGCGTTACGGATGCGCTGAAAAGCCAGCGCGACCAGTACAAGGCCGAAGCAGACAAAATCCCCGGACTGAATCAGCAGCTTGCGGCCCTTGAAGCTGAAAAGGGCTACAAGAAAAAGTTCGAGGATGAACACAGCGCTCATGAAGCGCTCAAGCAGAAAATCGCCGATGAAGCGGAAAGCGCGAAAGTAAAAGCCGCCTACCGCAAAATGCTGACAGAAGAAAAGGTCAGTGAAAAGCACCTTGATACCGTCTTACAGTTTACCGACTTTTCCGGCATGAAGCTGGATAAGGATGGCAAGCTGGAAAACGAAAAGGAACTGCGCGAAGCTGGACGGCAAAAGTGGGGCGATTTCATTGTCACCACCGTAGAACGCGGCGCACCCGTTTCCACGCCGCCCGAAGCGCCCAAAGCGGCAAAGACCAAGGAAGAAATTTTCGCCATCAAAGACACCGCCGAACGGCAGAAAGCAATAGCGGAAAATCACGAGCTGTTCGGCTTCTGAGTAAAGGAGTGATTTTATGCCTGCTACCAACGTTGAAACACTTACCACCCCCCGTGATTCCCTGCCGAATGTATACCAGAATATCACGGCGCGAGAAATTGATTTTGTAACCCGGTTCGGCAGCAATTGGGATGCCCTGCGGCAGATTCTCGGCGTTATGCGCCCCATTCGCCGCGCTCCCGGCTCCACCCTCGTTTCCTACACTGCCGATGTCGCACTGGAAAGCGGCAATGTACCCGCTGGCGCTGTCATCCCCTACAGCAAGGCTACGATTGCTCAGGCCACCAAAGGTGAACTGACCATCGAAAAGTACGCCAAGGCTGTGCCGATTGAGGATGTGAACCAGTACGGCGCTGAAATCGCCATCCAGAAGAGTGACGAAGCGTTCCTGAACAAGCTGCAGAACGTGGTTCTCGGCAAGTTCTACGATTTCCTGAACACCGGCAGTCTGATTAAAGGCGCTGCTACCTGGCAGGCCGCGCTTGCCAAGGCCCAGGGCGAAGTGCTGAACAAGTTCGCCGGTATGCAGAAGGACGTGACCGGCATTGTCGGTTTTGCCAACATCCTTGACGCTTATGACTATCTGGGCAATGCGGCTGTAACCGTACAGACCCAGTTCGGTCTGACCTACATCAAGGATTTCCTCGGCTACAACACCCTGTTCCTGCTCCCCGCTCCCAAGGTTGAACGCGGCATTGTCATTGCCACTCCTATTGAAAACATTGATCTGTACTACATCGACCCCAACGATTCCGAGTTTGCCCGGCTGGGCCTGGGCTACACCGTGCAGGGCGAAACCAACCTGATCGGCTTCCATGCGCAGGGCAATTACACCACCGCCGTTGGCGAAGCGTTCGCGCTGATGGGTATGTCCCTGTGGGCTGAATACCTGGATGGCATCGCCGTTGTGTACTTTGGCACTTCCACCGCCGTAACCAACGCTGAAACCATTACGGGTGACGCTGTTGATACCTTGTTGTTCAAGACCGCGCATCCCCGGATCGTCAGCGTGGAAATGCTGAAAGACGGCTCCACTGCTATCACTGACTACACGATCGAGCGTGATGGCGTGCGCCTTGCCGCTGCTCCTACCGGCACCGTGACGATCAAGTATACCTACATCGCCTGATAGAAAGGAGGGGGGAAATCATGCTGCAACAAGTGTGTGAAAACATACGCAATTACTTTATCTCAAAAGATGGTGATTATCCGCGTTGCTGGGCCAATGAATACACCATCGCGGACGGCGTGATTTCCCCCGCCGTACCGCTTAAGGAGGGACAGCGGTTTTGGTTGGTTGGAAGCGACCTGAATGACGGCGTTTACACATACCACGAAACGGGCATCATGAATGACGATGACACCGAGGCGGCGGGGCTCCAAGCCGAAGTTTTTACAGGCAGCATTGCGGCAATGGCTGTTCCTCCTGCGGTCATTGCGCTTGTTGGAGAGATCAATGATTGGGTGGCAAAATACGGTGCCATCGTCAATAGCCCGTATTCTACGGAATCCGTTCCAGGCGTGTATAACTATTCCAAGACCACAAAGAGCGAAGAAGCCGGAGGCGGCGGTTATTCGTGGCAGGACGTGTTCAAGAGCCGCCTGAACCGATGGAGGAAGATTTGCCTATGATCACAGGCTTGGGAAACACGCTGCTGGACAGCATGACGGAAACCTGTACCATGCGCAATCGCTCCATCGTTCCTGACGGTTTGGGCGGGTACAAGGAAACGTATGTGGACGGCGTAACGTTCGAGGCGGTGATCCGCAAGGATGACACGGACGCAGACAGGATTGCCGAAAAACAGGGCGTGAAGGAAAGCTATACCGTAATCGTTCGGAAAGGCTTCCCGCTTGCGTTTCATGATGTGTTCCGGCGCGAAAAGGACGGCAACACGTACCGGGTGACCAGCAACATACAGGACAAGCAATCCCCCGCTGTGAGCAATATCAACATCGGTGCCGTAACCGCCGAAAGGTGGGATGAGCCTTGAAAGATACTGCCGGGGCGCTGTACCGCTTCTTTTCCGGGTTCGATCTTCCCGCCTACGTGGAAAACAATGTACCGGATAACGCCAAACTGCCCTACATCACCTACGAACTGCGGGAGCCGCAGGCCGGAGAACGTTCCAGCCTGACGGCCCGCGTTTGGTATATGGACACAGGATTTCAGGCCATCACGGAAAAGGTGGATGAAATCAAAAGCGCCGTTGAGGACGGCGCTTCCCTTCCCGTTGACGGCGGCGCGGTATGGCTTTGGCCTGATACGAACTTCTGCCAATTCCAACCGCCCGATGAACCGAAACTCAAAATCGCCTATCTCATGCTGATCATAGGCGCTTACAAAATGTAAGGAGATGAGAAATCATGCGTGAAAAATACTCGAAAATCCCGGCGAATACCTTTCAGCATTTGGCGGTAAACGCTGGTATTTTGCT